GTCACGTCCACGCCCGAGCCGCTGGCCCCGTAGGTCATAGTCCCGGTGACGGTGTAGTTGCCACCGGAGACACTCAAGGTGTCGATGTCAATCAGGTCGACCCAGGCACCACCGGAGTAGGTGCTGACGATGTTGTCGGTGGTGAGGATGCTGAGCATCCCCTCCACGGGCGAGGACACGGCGCTCGTCCTGGCGCTGACGTCTGTGAACACCAGGACGGACTGCTGGGCGATGTACGAGGTGAAGTCGGCGGCGCTGACGCTGTCGCCGGTCGACCAGGTGCGAAAAGACATGGACGGCTCCTAGCCGAGTCGGGTGGGGAGGACTCCCCGGTCTGGGTCGTCGAGCCTCCAGGTGGAGGTGTCGACCCATGACGGGGCGAGGACGGTGGGGAAAACGGAGAGGGCGGCGTCGTCGAGGACCCAGTAGCCGGTGGCGTCGGCGCTGCTCGTTGAGTAGGTGGCCCGGACCCTGGCCGAGTTGGTGGCCATGTCCCGGACGCTGATGTCCAGGTTCACGCCCTCGATGACGTAGGCGCCCGAGAGCGTGGTGGTCGACCCGGTCGGGAGGTAGGACAGGTCGATGGCGGAGTTGACGTGGAGGTGGAGCAACTTCTCGGCGTCGGCGGTGGTGGCCGAGTCGATGTCGACGACCACCTGGGAGACCCGGAGGGCGGGCTCGTCGAACAGGCCGATGAAGTAGTCGCCGGACTCGTCGGTGGTCGAGGCGTCCGACAGGAGCGTTTTCTTGGAGACCCGCTCGCCGTACTTGGTAATCGAGGCGGCGTTGGAGCCGGTCTGGACCCCTCCGGCGGAGTCGGTCCACTGGAACGAGTTGAACAGCAACTCCGAGCCCCACTCCAGGTTCAGGGCGGCGGCCTCGACCGAGCCGGAGCCCAGGGTCACGGCGTCGGAGATGGTGATGCCCATGTCGTCGGTCTCGGCGTTGCGGGCGTAGAAGTGGAGGACGCCCCCGAAGTTGGTGGCCGACGGGGCCCCGGCGTGATTGACCAGGAACCGGCCGTTCTCGGAGCGGGCGATCTTCTGGAGGTAGTCGAGCGCCGTCGAGGTCACGCCGCTGGCCGCCGTGAGTGACACGAACCCCAGGTCGATCTCCCGGTCGTTGGGGGTCGACTGGTCGGGGTAGTCGACGCTGGACAGGTCCAGGACGTTCTCGACCCTCAGGCCGGTGTATTCGGCCGAGAACGTCTGGTTGAGGATCTGGGCCTTGGCCAACTGGTCGAACCCGTCGACGGTTCGGATGTAGACGGTCGAGGTGTTCTGCTGGGCGACGTAGTCCACGTCGGTGATGCGGCCCCGCCAGAGGTAGGTGGCGTAGGAGTCCGAGCCGCCGACCACCTCGGTGGAGATGCGGACCTCGCGGTTGATGAGTTGGGAGTCGCCGTAGGCCGCCCCAGGGTGACCGGGGGTGAACTCGCCGCCGGTGTTGTCCACCTCGATGGAACACGAGCCCGCCTGAAAATCGGACTCCAGTAGGTGTTGTCGACCGTATGACAGCGTCACCCGGCGGGTGTAGGCGCTGATGTCGTTGTAGTTGGTGCCGTCGAACTTGACCTCGACCTTGGCCAGGATGCGGGCCGCCATGTCAGGCCGCCGACACGTTCAGCGGGAGGCTCCCGTTGGCCCGCTCCCACTGTTTGAGGGCGGACACGATCTGGTTGCCGACCTGGTGGCCGTCGGTGCCCATCCCGGCGTTCACGGTGATGTTGTAGACGGGGCCTCCAAGGGAGCCTGCCCTGTTGAGCGGGATGACCGCTTCAGGCCCAGCCTCGCCGACGACGGCCAGGGTGGGAGAGGTCACGATGCCGCCATGGGCGAGCCCTGGGATGAGGCCCTTGATGGCACCTCCGATGCCACCTATGGCTCCTTGGACCATGCCGCCAACGTCAGGAATGATCGAACGCACGGCGCTCATGACAGCCCCGGCGGCAGCCTTCACTGCGGCGATCAGTCCGTCGATGATCCAGCCGCCGATGTCCTTGCCGATGTCCAAGATGTCGGTGGCGATGCCCGACAGGAACTCGACGATCTGGTCCGGCATGGATTGGACCAACTTGATGATCTTGCCGACCAGGTAGACGGCGAAGTCGGCCACGATGAGGGCGAACTTGCCCAGGAGCGGGCGGGAGGCGTCGAAGATCTTGACCGGGAGGGCGATGAACAGGTCGACCACGGCCTGGATGACCTCGCCGACCAGGGTGCGGAACTTCCGCCAGACCTCGGCGAAGTCCCCGGAGAACAGGGCCTTGATGAGGTCCACCGTGGACTTGACCACGTCCCAGAGGTTCCCCAGCACCGACATCACGCCCTCCAGGGCGACCCGGATGATGGGCAGGACGTAGGTGCTGAAGAAGTCAGCGAGGACTCGCCAGATGCTGGTGACGGTGTCGGCCACGGTCCGACAGATGGGGACGAAGTCGTTCTGGAAGAACGTGAGGATGGCCTTGAAGGCGGTGACGATTCCAGCGGCGACGGTCTTGAGTGCGGGCCAGACGGTGTCGACGAAGAAGTCGGCGACGGCGTCGCAGATGTCCCGGAAGGTCTCGAAGTTCTCGTAGGCGTACACGGCCCCGGCGGCCAGAGCTGCCAGACCGGCGACGACGAGGACGGCCGGAGAGATGAGGGCGAACATGGCGGCGACCAGGCCGAGGACGGCGGGCACCACGACCGCCGCCACCAGGACGCCGAGGGCGGCCAGGGCGGCGTGGGGGTTCTCTCGTATGAAGGTGCGGACCCAGTCCACGACCTTCTCGATGACCTCCCGGGCCCGCTCCATGGCGGGGGCCAGGCGCTCGGACACCTCGGCGGCCCAGACGCTGACGACCTCCTTGGCCTGCACCAGGACGGGCTGGAGTTTCTGGAACCCCTCCAGGATGAACTCGGTGGCGGTGGCAACGTGGGGGGCCAGTCGTTCGCCGATGTCGATGGCCAGCACCGAGAGGTTCGCTTTGATCTTCTCGAACGAGGCGGACATCCCGGTGTCCATGGTCTCGAACGCTGACTGGGTGGCGCCCGATGAGTTGGCCATCTCGTCGAGGGTGGCTGAGAACGCCGCACCGCCGTCGGAGGTCAGCGCCAGGATGGCCTGGCCGGCCTCGACTGAACCGAACATGTCGAGGACCGAGATGCCGGCAGCGTCGGCGCCGTCCTTCAGCATTACGAGGGCTTCCTCGAACGTGCCGCCGCCCTCTAGGAAGGTGGCCAGGCCCTCGCCGGACAGGTCCCGGAACGCCTGGTCGGCCTTGGTCCCCTCCTTGGCCAGTTCGGCCATGGCGGACTTCAGCTGTGTCGCCGCCTGGGCGGTCGGGGTGCCCTGGGCGGTGAGGTTGGCGATGGCCGCCGTGAGGTTCTCGAACGGGACGCCGACCGCCGAAGCGATCGGGGCGACTTTATAGACCTCCGAGGCCATCTCTTCGAACGTCGTCTTGCCGAGGCGGACGGCGGTGAGCAAGAGGTCGGAAGATTCGGCGGCGGTGATGGTCTCGGCCCCGTAGGCGTTGACCACCGAGCTGAGCGCATCGACGGCGGTCTCGAGTTCGGTGACCCCGCCCTTGGCCGCCATCTGGGCGACCTCCATGAACTCGAACACGTTGTCCTTGGGGACACCGGCCGACAGGGCGGAGTAGAGCGCCGGGATGGCTTTGTCGGGTAGGACGCCGAACTCCTTGGCGAAGTCCTTGGTCTGCTTGGACAACTCGCCGAACGCCTCCTCGCCCGCACCAGGCAGGAGGGTCATCACCTCGTTCATGCCCTTCTCAAAGTCGGCGAACGCCGTGATGCCCTTGGTGGCAACACCAGCGGCCACGCCGGCAAAGGCCACCCCGGCCGTGGCGCCGAACTTGGCCACGGACTTGCCGAAGCCCTCCAGCCTCTTGGAAGCGCTCCGCAGGGACTTCTTCAGGTTGGAGTCGTCCCCGATGATCGAGATCTTGATGGGGCGTGATTGGCCAGCCACGGGGGCCTCCTTCAGGGGCAACTGTCACGGCGTTGTGGCACCATGACGGCATGGCATGGAAGGACAGGGCGAAGGCGGTGCTGAGGGGTGGGCTTCCCGATGAGGGGGCAGGCCAGCAGGCGGCTCGGTCGCCGGGAACTCCAGAGGTGTACCGGATCGGCCACGAGGAGGACATCGTCCTGGATGT